TTGTACAAGTAGTTTGATGTACTTCTTTCCGTTGTACTCAAACATGTGTTCTTGAGGTAAGTCTGTTAAACATACGCTACAAGCAACTTGGTTTCCATCAAATTTTGATGTTCCGTTTCCTACATAGATCTTTTCTGACATGATTTAATTTTTATAAATTATTTTTTCCAACTGATTCATTGTAGCCTCCATGAGATTATCTCTTTCGGCTTGAGTATATAGATTGGTTGGAATTTCAATCCATACACTTTTTTTTGTTACATTAAAGTACTTCTTTAATGATATAATTTTCAATATCTTCTTTAGCATTTTTTCCATAAAATTTATTATACACTTCTATTGCTCTTTCTACTTTTTCCTTACCATTCATTAGAAATGTTTGTGATGGATGGTATATGCCTAACTCAAATGTAGTCTTATCAACTACATAGAATACCATAGGCTTATCAAAGAATTGTTGGTATAGGTATGCTTGACTATCATAGTTATATTTCCTCGCACTATACTTAAAGTCCTTTATGTTTCCAGTAGTTTTAAGGTCAATTAACATATCTTTTCCTACAATATCTGCTTTACCCTTCCACATCATACCCATAACCTCTTGTACTGCGGGTACTTCAAACTCATTAGCATCATCATAGATATCCTCAAAGAACTCTAAGTTATATTTCATTACAAGTACTGCACTATCTATTTTAGCTTTTTCTTTATCTAACATCATTAAAGTCCTACCATAACCAAGTATTTCTTCCTTGTACTTTTTAGAATTTCTACTTGTTACATCTATGCTTGTAAACTCTTCTGACACTAACTTCTCAGGCTCTAACATTGCAGTATGAAAATACCTACCGAGTAGCATTGGCATTGTAAAGTCTTTAGGCTTTCTAAATTCTTTAGGGTTATTAAGTAGGGTTATAATATCTGAATTAGATAAGTATTGTTTACCAAACTCCCCATAGTAATGGTCATCATCTTTTAATTTTTCTAATATATCTTTCATAATTCTTTAAATAATTTTTCACCTTCAGTTCTTAATAATTCTAACTCATTTTCTTTATCTTGATCAAGTTTTTCAACCTTACTGAAATACCACTTAGCAAAGTTATCACACGCTGGTGGATCAGTAGATGCTACAACAGATATATTAATAGAATTATAATATACATTAACAAGGAGTTGATTCTTATCTTTATTTTCTCCTATATTTTTATAATAATCTATTGTAACTGAAAACCCCTCTTCACTTATTATAGAAGAATCATCATAATCTATCCAAGTTAATTTATCTAACTTAGTATTTATAAGTTCTTTAAGGTCTTTAAACTCCATTACTTAATGTATTTAGATATTTCCTTTTTTACCAATGGCTTTATCTTATACTTAACCTCTAAGTTCTTTACAATTTTAGGTAGTCCAAGATCCTTATTATCTCCTACATACTTTAATACCTTAGCAAAGTTTTCATCTCCAATATTTAATTCAACATGGGTTGGCTTACTTGGTACTGGAGTTTTACTTACTGCCATAGATGGCTTGATAGTTTGTACAATATCCTCTCCAATCCATAAACTTAATCCTAATCCATGCATAGCAATTGCCTTTGCAGTTGATCGTTGGATTGCAGTATTCACATCCATTGAAGTTACCTTTTCAATTGCTATTGAATTATTTCTATAATCCATAACTGGTAGGTAGTCTATATGCTCCATTCCCTCAATAATAATTCCTACCTTAACATAAGCAGTTTTACCATCAGTAAAAAAATTAAGTCCAGTATGCTCAGATTCATATACAACTCTTTGTGCAGTAGGGTGTTCTGATTTTATCATACTCCAAGCAGATGCCCAAGATAGATAACTAAACTTTCCTTTCTTTTCTGTTTTATCCTTTACAGATATGGATGATAAATCCTTAAAAATGTTTTCGTTTTTCATAATTTAATTTAATTTATTTAATTGTTTTTGTCTTTTTGAATAATTAATAAGTAAGTTTTCTCTACTTGTTTTTAATTTTTGAATATGCTTATCATTCTTACGAGTATTTACCTCATTCCTTATTCTATCCTCTATCATGTCTAATTTTCTCTTATAATTCATCATTGATAATCTTAAGCCTCCTTTGATCCATCCATGAATGAAAAATAAATCATACTCATCTTCATTGCAGTCTTGGAAGTAATCTCCATTTCTACTACAATTTAGTATCTGAATATCAGAGTCAAATTTCTGAATCTTAACTCCATAATTTATAATACTATTTTGTGAGTGAATGGCTTTATAATCACTTAATGCTTGAGAATATATATCCTCTATACTATGCATCTTGTAATTTATTTACCACATCTTTAAAGTCTTGGTCGCTATCAATAAGTTCTTTAGCTTTCTTATATCCATGTATGATAGTAGAGTGAGCAACTGAGTGTCCTTGTTCCTCCATGAATCTTTGGATGTATGAAATTCTAATTGGTCTCTCCATACATAAATAGTATAGCATTTGTCTTGCATCTACTATCTCCCTCTTCTTTGTTTTATCAAACATCTGATCCATTGTCAGATGAAACTGCTTGGCTATTGCTATTGCATAACCATCAAAAATATCTTTTTTCATATTTAATTTAATTATATAATATCAAGTGCAGTAGTCTAAATCTCGTTAGCCATTCTATTGATATTCCTTCCAATCCCTACTACACTTAATATTAAATTTATTTAGGTGGCTAAGATAATACTTTAGTATTACTTTACCAAATTTTGTTCAATTTATTTTAAATTATTTAATTTATCTATCTCAAACCTAAGATGATTAATGGCTTTCTCAATGTCCTCAATGTGCTTAGCCTTATTATCCATCCCTTGTTCAAATTTCTTTCCACACCTTAGTAAATAGCTGGTGGCAGTACCTATATTGTATGATAAATTCCAATCCTCAATTACTTTCCTTGCCTCATAACCATAGACCGATCCAATGTAATAGTTTGGTATATTAATATTATCATTATCTGAAACTTTAATAGGTAAATCATTACTACCGAATTTAAATAATTCCTCTAAATTTTCTATTTGATCCTTAGTTCCTTTAAATTTTATTGTCTTCATTTCTTTATTTTTTTAATGTAATCTGCCATTTGTTGTAGTTTTTGTATGATTTTTTTATTAGGATTTGGCTTTAATTTCTCTAATAATATCTTTTTATATATTTTAATTTTCTCCATTTTATTTAATCTATTAAGTTAATTTCACTAATTTGCTCTACATATTCCCAGTACATTCCTATCTCGGAATGTGTCTGCCCATCTTCTCCAAGTCCTACACAAAATACAGTATCCTTACCGAAAGGATCTTTATTACATCCTTTAGAATCTTGTTTCTCTAACCAATTCATAATCTCTTTACACCAATCATCTGAATCGTACCATTGAATGTAATTGAATGTATAAAAGGTTTTATCATTTGGGTCTTCATGTACATGTAGGTAATCTCCATCTGTTTTGTTTACGTCAATTTCATGTTTCCTTAGTATTTTATCAAATTCTTTTGACAAATCTCCAGTTTTTACTCCTATAATTACTTTGCTTCTATATCCCATTTTATTTAATTTTAATTTATACTGGCTTGATGATAGTCATTATCATCATCATCATCATAATACCCTCTTACCGAATTCTCTTCTCTCTCTATTGAAGCAAGACAATCTTCTAAGTCCCTTTTTTTATGGGTTTCGTTGTAATTCCCATACATCTCTATTTTCCTTGCCTTAATATTTTTCAACTCTTTATGTAATCCTTGTAATTTAGTTTGCATAATATATTTATAAGTGTCCTCCATATGAATGACCATCTTCATCAACGGGACATTGAAATCTCCATTCACTATCCATTTCAGTTTCATTCATTCCATCATAATCATCTACCCCACTTCCAAACTCTACTTTTGAGAATGTATACTTTGCATCCATTTGGTCAGCCCATAATTGCTCGTTATCATTTATCCAATCCATCATATCATCTTGTTCAACATCATTAGGAACTTCAATTTCTATCTCTGTAAACTTGTGGTACACACTTCTTTGTTGTATTTTTACTATCATTTTATTTAGTTTCTACTGAACACATTATTACTACACTATCATCTAATTTAGATAATTCATTTTCAAACTCTTCAGCCATCATTTCAAAGTCATAAGTTATACTACCATCTTTATTTCTCATATAGTATGCTGGTACTATAATTTGGTTTACTGCAATTTCTCTTTCCATTATTTTATTTTTAGTCCATCGTTAATTTTAATAGCTTTCTTTAAGCTAAGTGTCCAGTCTTTGATAACATTATCAATATTTTTATCTATTGTAGCATTATGCTTACCCTTAGATTTTTTAAGTTTCTCAATCTCTTGGATTAAGAATTCTTGTAATTTGTTATTTTTCATCTTATTTATATTAAATTAATCATTACAGTACCAGCATCATACCACTCAGAGTACCATCCTCTTTTCTTTAACTCTTCTTCCCATTTATTAAGTACTCCAAATACTCTGTTATTATGATCCTCAGAATAGTAGTCATATATTACCTCTCCTTTATACTCCTCCATAGATTCTCCACATAAGTGTATACCTCCAGTGCCTCCGCTAAAGTCTTCTGATGTACCTACAAACTCTTGATGTTTTGATAACCAATTCATCATTTGGTTTCTTTTTATTGCTTTCATTGTTTATTTAAATTTGATTATTAATTCGTTTGCAAAGATAAGTAATATATATTTATTACACAAGTTTTATACAACTTATTTACACTTATCGGTAGTCATCACAAAATAATTGCCATTCCATCCATCGCTCAATCTTTACCAGCTCTTTGATGGATGTTAATTGCACATTTAATATTAATATTGATTTATCATTCTCTTTACTTATCTCATCACTATACTTTGGCATAATATCATCTCCATCATTGTTATACCAAAACTCCCCAATAATTTCTCCACATATTGCCTCTATCTCAATTAAAGAATCATTGTAGTATCCTCCAGTACCTTTGTGCAATGCCTTTGAAATCTTATTAACTATTGATTGCATCTCCTTAATTTGCTTATCTTGTTCTTGTGGTATCTCAACCTCGTATACATCGTTAAATACTTTCATTTTGTGTGCTTTAAATTTTAGGAATCAACTGTTGACTCCTTGTACCACCAAAACCTCACTACTTTCGTAGCAAGGCAAATGGTGTCCAACACACAATTTATCTATTTAAGGCATTCATTATACCTTTACCTATTATCCTTTGTCTTTCTCTAAATTCAGAACAATCTATCTCTACCTTATCAAACCATTTTACATCCTTACTATTATCTAATTTGATGATGACATCTCCATATTTATTTAGGATCTGTTGCTTGTACCTAATAAGACTATCTTTATCATACACTAATCTCATACTATCTCCTCCATTAGGCATATGTACTTGTCCTAAAAATATCTCCATTAACATATCATATGTTAACCATCTTAATTTCATTCTTATCATATCTATTATATTTCAGTTAATATTCCGTTAATCTCCTCATACTCATAGTCTTCAGGACATTCCCATTCAGTCCAATAGTAAATTTCATCATTGTAAGCCCATTCAAGTAGTCCATCATCATCTAATAAACTTAGAGGTATATCGTTTCCCTCTTCATCTTCAGCAGTCCAATCCTTACTCCTGAGTAGCTTAATTAAGTCCTTCTTATGCTTGATATATTCATTGTCATTGAATACATAACCATCATTCATTCCCTCTCCCGTTACCGAGCAACATCTTGCATATTTCATAATTATCTTTTTATTTCCTCCATTAGTAATTCAACCTTTACCATCTTAGTAATTGATGATAATGTTTCTTTTAAGTCCTTGATAGTAACCTTATTTTGAAGTCCTATCTCAACACTATAAACCATACTCTCCTCCTTTAAGTAGTATCCATCAGCATCCATTATTCCATTTGCATAAGCAAACTCATCCCATATATAGCTTGAATCATCAGTACAGATTATACTATCATTATAGTAACCTCCCGTTGATTTACCTACTTGATTAGCAATCTTTCTCATTAAGGATGATACCTCCTTAATCTGTATCTGTTGAATTTGTGTATCTAATTTCATGTTGTTGGTGTTAATTGGTATCTTATGATACTGACACTACTTGCGTAGTGTTTCGGCTAATAGAAGCCTCATCAGAGTATCTATTATTTGTTATGATGGTGTATGTGAGTCTCTATCAAATCATCAGAGTATCTCTTGATTACCTCATTCCAATCTATAAGGTTTATATCATTTGCATTGAATTCATCCTCTCTAACTAATCTGAAGAATGTTTGTAAGATATCCTCTTTCCAATACTCAGTATTATCTAACACTAAACATAATCGGTAGGTTTGGATGTTTGTGTATCCGTTAACCTTTACACTATCCATAATTGATTTACCAATTTCATCTCCATTCTCATCAATACAAGCATCATTCTGAGCATCTACCCAAGCATCTGATTGATATTTTTTAACATCAACTGCATCTCCATTCTCATCAAAATCTCCTAAGATATCCTCATCTCTGCAATCAGGACATATATCACAGAAATCATGTTCTTCTCTTGTCATGTCTTTATCACATACCTCACAAATAGGTTCAAACTCCTCTCCAGCTATTCTCGGTAGGAAATGCTCATCCTCTGCATATATACCTTTGAAATCATGCAGTACATCCGTTAACCTATGCTCTAAGTTATTTACTACTGCTATTACCCATTCTGGGTTTAATTCTACTACTCTGCCTATTGCCGTCTTACTATCTACTCCAAAGTTTAACTGCCAATCTTGGCTAAGGAAAAAATTCATTGGCATAAGGAAATTTAATCTTGGTACTAACATCTCATCTCTTTTCATCTTGTGTGTTTTAATGGTAGGAATCAATTGCTGATTCCCTCTACCTCGAATAACTCACATATCTCTATGCAAGTCGTTCGGTAGTGGTGTTAGGTTAGATAGTATCGTATCCTAACTCAGATAACCATTCGTTATAAAATTTGTACATTTCCTCCTTAGTACGGTACATTATACCTGCTGAAGTAGGGTGATTGGATATACTCTGATAGTAAGTAATACATCCGTTACCATCTGACATCTTCTCCTTATAAAGATATATCTTGTATCCCTCGCAAACCTTGTCCATATGTAATGTGTGTAATAGCATAATTTATTCTCTTTTTTATTAGTTATTTAGGTATAATTCTGATTTCTCAATGTTCTTGATTTCATACTTAGGTAATTCATCTAAGTACATGGTGTAAACATCCCATATTGACTCGCACTTATCATTTATCTTATCCCATTCCCTCCCTTCTTCCCCAATTAGATTGGAAATTATATCTCTTGCATCATTACAGGAATGATACTTGCTTAACCATGTTGTTGCCTTGTTTACAAGGGATTGATTCTTCTTGTTTACTGCTGTAATTGTCTCATCGTAGACTCTAATTTTACTCATAATTGTGTGCTTTAAGTTAATGTTGTGTTTAAATTCTGTGCAAAGATAGTTTATTAAATTGGATAATCAACTATAATTTCAAAAGAATTGTTGTTCCATATACTCAAGATACTGTAAGTGATTGATAATCAGCATACATAAGATATCTTAATTTACCTGGTAAATTGGTGATATGTTTATGTGTTTGGGGTGTCGATGGGGTACTAAGAGACATCTCTTTGTCTCTATTAATTCTCTTTAAGTTTATAATGTGGGGAGTATTGGGGAATCCGTAGTCATTAAGGAGTCATTAAGGAGTAAGTAATGCGTGTAACGAGGGAACAGTAGGGGTGTGCATGGGGCTGAGACTGGCAGTGTGCATGGGGCTGAGACAAAAAGACGGATTTAAATCAATGAAAATTTAGCTTTTCCAGAAAACTTTTGAAAAAAATATTCGTTTCCTGAGAGGGGGTGCTGTGCGTATGACATATAATAACCCTCAACCCCGAGACGTCTAAAAAAATTTTTTATCTTTGCTAAAATAAACACTATGAAAAAGAAAACTAAAAAGAAAGTAAAAACAACAAAAGGATATTAATATGAAAAAAATGACAAACCCATTTATAGGCTCTGACAATGTAGACGGCTTATATGTAAAGGACGGTAGACTAATGAATGAACGTGAGGACGGTGAGACTGGTATAGCACAGGCTTCTCGTTATAGAAAGCAAATGAAAAAACAATACAAGATTGATTGTATAGCGGACGGTATTGAGCGTGCTGAGATGAGAAAAAAAATGGATCGTTTCGATAAATACGATTACTAAATAATTTATTTGTTGACTGTTGAGAAGGGGTTGGATGCATTGATTTGATGTTCACCCCCTTTTTTTTATATCCATGACAAGAACCTGTCATACTCATGATAGCTTAAAAACAAACTCGTCATAGCCTAACTAATTGGTTTCTATTCTTTTATATTTATTTATGACAAGATGACAAGAATAAAGTAGTTATTCTATAAAGAAAAGTATAAAGAAGAGTAGTGTATATATATATATATAAATAGAAAACTTTTTTTTATCATATTGTCATATTATATTTTAAATATAATTCTTTACTTTATTTTATTTTATTATCTTTGCAGCAAATTAAATCAATTTAAATTCTATTACAATGCAAGAACAGGGATACGTACCTAAGGACCTTCACTTCGATGAGTCTGCTCGTGAAAAACTAATATCGGGAATCTCCAAAATATCTAATGCAGTTAAGAGTACTCTTGGGCCACAAGGGCAGACAGTGCTTATTGAATCTACAGAACATACTCAAGGATTAACAGTAACTAAAGATGGTGTTACTGTAGCTAAGAGTATATTCCTTATTGATCCTGTAGAGAACTTAGCGGTTAGGATGATGAAGCAAGCTTCGGAGAAGACGGCTAACACCGCAGGTGATGGAACCACTACAGCAATTGTTTTGACTGAGGCATTAGTAAAGGCTGGTCAGAAGTATATTAGTAAAAAGGATAATACTATCCAGGTTGTTAGAGAGATTAGAGCTGCAGGGGATAAGCTATTAGAAAGAATTAAAAAAGAGTCAAGAGAGGTAACTGACGAAATGCTTGTAGATATTGCAACTATCTCTGCAAATAACGACAAGGAGATTGGCGATATCATTGCTAAGGCATACAAAGAGGTTGGTAGAGATGGTATAGTTACTGTAGAGAGATCTCAAACTGATAAGACATATGCTGAGGTCACTAATGGTATAAAGGTTGATAGAGGGTATACTTCTACAATGTTCATTAATGACCAAAGAAAAGACGAGTGTATTTTGGAAGGGGTTAAGGTTCTCTTATGCGATACTGAGATTACTAATATCCTGCAAATTGAGAATATACTTAAACCAATTATTAATTCTGGTGACAAATTACTGATCATAGGTAACTGTTCGACTAATGTTATTAATACTTTAGCTGCAAATGTGCAGCGTAATGGGTTAAAGTTCTGTAATATTATGGTACCATCCTTTGGATACAAGGCTCACGAGCTAATGCAAGACATCGCATTCTCTGTAGGAGCTAAATATTTTTCAGAACAAACAGGAGATGACTTATCTTTAATCAGAATGGAGGACTTAGGTATAGCTGATAAAGTTATAGTAGGTAAAGACTCTACCATTATTATTAAGGATGGTGAGATTACTAAGGAAATAGAGGATCGTGTAGAAGAGCTTAGAGTGCAGCAAACAACTTTAACGGCAAAACATGAGCGTGAGTTTGTGAATGAGCGTATAGCGTCCTTAATTGGAGGTATAGGTTGTATTCAAGTAGGTGCTACATCAGACATTGAGCAAAAAGAAAAATTCGACAGAGTCGATGACTCTGTCTGTGCAGTGCGTTCTGCACTACAGGAAGGAATTGTAGCGGGAGGTGGGTTGTTATTATCTACTTTAGCTAAAGAGTTTAAGGGAGATAGTGCATGTGATAGAATATTAAAGGAAACTTTAGAAGCACCTATAGCACAGATATTAAAAAATGCAGGATTAGATGTTACTAAAATATATACTAAAGCATTAAAAGAAAATGAAGGTTATAATGTGGTTACTGGTGAATTTGGGGATATGTTTGAGATGGGTGTTATTGATCCTGCTAAGGTTACAATACAAGCCCTATCTAACGCAATCAGCGTTGCAACCACAATACTTACTACGAACGCTATTATTACTCATGCAAGAATTCATACCGATGCTTAAGTTTTTAAAAAGTTTATTTACTTTAAAGGAGAGTGGAAACCAAAGATTATTAAGAAAAATAAAAGAATATGAAACCAATAGGTAAGTACATTGTAATTAAAATGATTAAAGAAGAGCTTAGAACTGAGTCTGGTCTTTTATTGTCTGCTCAAGATGCTTCAGAGTTTAGGTATAAAAAAGGAGAAGTAATTAAGGAAGGTACTGATGTGAGTGTTATTACTACTGGAGATATAATTTACTATGATGCAGGAGCTGGTCATAATATGTTAATTGAAGAAAATCCTTACACCATTATTCAGGAGAGAGATGTCGTTGTTGTTTTATAAATTCATTCATCTCTATAATCATATTTCTATAAACCTTATCCATATAAGAGGCATCATGTCTAAATAAAGGATTTGCCCTTGGTGTCTCACCAATCTCCTCTCCGTTAAGTTTCTTGTATATAGTATTTATAAGTCGCTTACCCTTATATGATAACTCATATAGAGTTGTTTCATTACCCTGTCTCTTTCTCCAAACATGTATCCATCCTTCTTTAAGGAGCTCATGAAACCTGGACTCATCCCAAGACATACACTCTTCAAACTCTTTAAACTTTGTTTTATTGAATATTTGTTCGCTGTATAGAAAGAATAACATGTCTATAGCGGGAGTTCCGACTTTGTATTTGGCTTTAGCCCAATACCTTATCACCCTCCAGTACTTCATGTAATCATGAGAGGGTTGAACTCTATCGTAATTCTTACGTATTATATTAGCCATTAAATTTAATTTGTATCTTTGCAATACCAAAAGTAATAAATAAATATTATTATCTTTGTCAAAATATTAAAAAAAAATAAATCATGGGAGTTAAAGTAAAACCAAGAGAAGGAGGTCCAAAAGTAAAAGTAAATTTAAATAGAAAAAAAACCATACCAATGGTTGGAGCCCCTGTTGTTAAGAAAAAGACTGTTGTTAAGAAAAAGACTGTGGTTAATAAAAAGCCTGTGGTTAAAAAAAAGCCTGTGGTTAAAAAAAAGCCTGTTCTTAAGAATAAAAACATTGTAGATACTAAGATGAAAAATGTAGTACCAATGGTTAAAAAGAAGGTGAGACAAAAAATAAAGAATATTAAAAATTCTACTCCTAAACAGTTAGTTAAAAAATCAATTAATGCCGTTACAAGTAAGGTTAAAAAATATTACATTAAACCAACCATTCGTAGAGCAAAAGCTTTAAAGAGTTTATACGGAAGAATAACAAAATAATGAAAAAGCAAGGTTATAACGCAAGACTTGATGACTCTTTAGGATCAAAGCATAAAGGATCACACTCACAGTCTATGAAGTCAAGAAGAAATGAGTCTAAGGCTATGTCTAAAAAGATGTATGGACATGAATACGGTGGAGACTATAGTATGAAGTATGAAGGTACTAAGAAGGAAAATACTAAGAATATTAGAAAATAATGGCTGGTAGAACTAAAAAGAAATTCCCACAAATTAAAAAGTCTAATGAAGGCAAGTTTACTAAGTGGGCAATGAATAACGGATTCAAAGATGCGTGTAGTGGTGCTTCTGCTGTAATGAAAAATACAAGTAATTATTCTAAGTCAGTAGTAGAAATGGCAAACTATGCTAAGAACTTTGGATGTAAAACAAAATAATATGATTAAAGAAATTAAATGTAAATGGAACTCGTTATTGAATATGTTAATGTTTGATACAGATAAATGCCCTTACAAAACCTGTACTTGTAAAAAGTAATTATGAAAAGAACTCGAATAGAACCAAAATCAAAAGGCTTAGGAGATACTATAGAAAGATTTACCAGAGCTACAGGAGTAAAAAAAGTAGTAGACACAGTAGTAGAGGCAACAGGCAGTAAGGGATGCGGTTGTGGTGCAAGAAAAGATAATCTTAATAGAATGTTCCCTTACAAAAATAAATAAAAAAATGGCATATCAAAAATTACAAACCAGAGAAGCTTTAGCAGTAATAACATCAGATGATGTTCGTATACCTGATCCTAACACAGTTGTTGTATTAGATACGGCTACAGGAGCTACAGTAGGTGCAGCTGCATTTAATGTTGCAAATACATTAACAGATGTAGGTACTGAGTTTTTATCTGCAGGTATAAGCACAGGGGCTATTGTATATAACACTACAGCAGGAAAGGCATACCATGTTGTATCTGTGGATAGTAACACTCAGATTACTTTATCTGGATCTACTGCAGGAGGTGCTACTGATTCATATAGTATTTATACTAAACCTACAATTGGATGTACTCTATTTGTTGGTACAACAGGTAATGTTAGAGTTCAGATGGCACAACAAAATGGAAACACTTCAACAGCAGCAACACCAGCTAATGAGGCGGTAACCTACAAAAATATTGCAGACGGATCTTTCTTGCCAATACAGGTAGTTAGGGTAGATGATAATACTACCGCTACTGATATTATAGCAATGTGGTAATATGAATTGGATACAAACAAGCACATTAATTGAAGAGATAATATATATTTCTACTTCTACCAAATAAAAAATGACTAAAGAATTGAAAGATACAGTAGAAGTAATCGCTGCCAATGGAGGAGCGTTAGGATTAACATTAGTACAGTGTAATGAAATGCTTCAATTTATTTCACTTACACTCGCAATAGGATTTACACTTTATAAGTTTATTAAGAAAACAAAGTAATCATGAAATATTTTACCTTACAGGAATTTGATTCCTCTGATAAGCCAGGCTCAGGTAAATATATGGATGATGATTTCTTAGAGATGTTAGATTGTGCTCGTGAAGAAGCACAGATTCCTTTTAAAATTAATAGTGGGTTTCGTACTGAAGCTAAGAATAATGATATCTATAAGGGTTTAGGTAAGGATCCAGTTAGATCTTCTCATTTAAAAGGATATGCAGCGGATATACACTGCACTAATTCAAAACACAGATCAATAATAGTTAGAGCTTTAATTAATGTCGGTTATACAAGATTGGGGATTGCAAAATCATTCATACATGTAGACAACGATCCTGATAAGTCTGACGCAATTTGGTTATATTAATATGGCAACTCCAAGAAAGGGAAAGGCTAAAGTAAAAATTACCTCAACAGGTAAGAGGATTAGTTATGGTCAGGCAGGAAAAGCTAAAGGAGGTGGTCCGAGAGTTAAACCAGGAACGTCAAAAGGAGATGCTTATTGTGCAAGAAGCTATGGAATAAAAATGGGATTACCTATAGGTAAAAGAAATGATCCTAACACACCTAATAACTTATCTCGTAAGAGGTGGGGGTGTGTAGGTAAAAAATCAAGACGATGATAAAAAATATATTAGGAGGTTTGTTTGGTAAGGTTGTTGAGCATGCTGAAGGAATATTAGATGAGATTATTACTACAGATGAGGAGAGAGATAGAGCGAAGCTTGCTATAAAAAAAATTATGTTGGATGCCGAAAGAGAGGCTTTCAATAAAGAAGTAGAAGACCGAAAGGATGCAAGGTCATTATATAAGGACGATGCTATTATTCAAAAAATATTAGCAGCACTTTTTACCTTAGGATACTTTGCACTTACCTACACTATGTTTAAGTATTTCGTTCTCCACGAAGTTATTTTATCTGAATATGAGATAGGATTTATATCTACTGTATTTGGGGCTATGTCCGCTAAGGTCAATACAATTATAGACTTTTTCTTTGGAGGTAGTAGTAAGCAAAATAAATAAAACATATTCCAATCTTTTTATTATCTTTGTAAAAAATTAATTATTAATAAAATCTATTAAAATGAAAAAGATCGAAGAACAAGAGTTAGCACAATTACAAGAATTAAATAATGAATTTTCTAAATTAAAAACCAATTTAGGGGATTTAGAATTACAGAAGCATGGTATTTGCTTAAGAGTAGAAGGAATAAAAAGTGAATTTCAAATTTGCGAAAAATCTTTAATGGAAAAGTATGGTGATAACTCTGTAATTAACTTAGAGACTGGAGAGGTAAAAGAAAAAGAAGAAGAAGCTGAAGTAATAGAGAGTAAGTAAAACTTAATGAGAATTCAAACATACCCTATAGCTGCAGATATAAAAACTGGAGATAAGTGGATTGGAACTAAAGAAGGAACCAATGCTACTAAAAATTTCTCTGTTAAAGAAGTCATTGATTTTTTAAATGAAACTTCATCTGTTGATTCTCAAACTTTAAGGTATAAGTTTCAATTTTTAAATTTATCTGGAGTAGGGCCTGATCTTGTAAGGGAAAAAGGAACAATATCTTTTAAGCCACAACTACCAGCACCTCCAGGTAAAACAATATCGTTAAATTCTGATTTAGAGATTCTTCTTAGTAATTATTCTCTAAAGTATCTATCTCAGCCATTATCTCCAGACATATCTTCTTTTTATACTAAATTAATTGATTCACGTGTTTTTTTAACTAATACAGAGGATATCACTCAATTTGGAGTTTATACTTGGGCTAATGCTGTTCAAAATGCAGCAGAACCTAATTTTACTGACGTAAGTTTAACTAAAATACAAGGTCAAGGTGACCTTATAGCGGGTAAACAATATTTCATATCTTTGCTGCAATGGGATCCAGCTAATGATACAGATAAAAATTTCGTTTTTGATCAAGCAATACCTTCTGCAGTATGGACGGTACAGCATAATTTAAATAAATTTTGTTCTGTTACAGTAGTAAATTCCTTTGATGAAACAGTTTTTGGCAACGTAGAATATATAGATAAAAATAATTTAACAATAACATTTGCATCTCCTTTTTCTGGAGAAGCATTTTGTAACTAACAAAAAAAGATAATGGCAATTAAGTTTTTAGACAATTTAGACCTAACAGGACTACAAATAACCAAAGTAAGACTACAAAACTCAGCAGGTACTCCTGGAACAAATCTTGGTGGAGGACAAATAGTATATGATTCAACTGCGGGTACTATAAAGTACTACGATGATGTAACTAATGCTTGGATTGAGTTAGATGGGGAAGGTTCTGGTGGTACAGTTACCTCTGTTGGTGGAGGTACCTCTACATTTGTTACCAATACAGTTACTAATGGTTCATCTAATGCAGTATTAACGTCTACATTAAGTGCTACTGGAACTCCAAATTCAACAACTTTCTTAAGAGGTGATAACAGTTGGGCAACTATCCCAGCAGCAATGAGTTTTTCTATCTCGGATGGATCTGCTTCTTATACTGTTACTCAAGGGGATACTGTTACGTTATCAAGTCCAAATAGTACAATATCTATAAGTGCAGCAGTAGCTGACACAATAAAGCTTGACTTAACAGCTTCAGGAGTAACAGCAGGAGCTTATACTTCAGCAAATATTACAGTAGATACTTTTGGTAGAGTTACAGCAGCCTCTTCAAGTGGTGGAGGAACAATGACATCATGGAAAATTGGTTCAACAAGTGGTGCTGATCAAACAGTTAGTAATGGTGAGGTAGTTGATGTTGTTGGTGGAACAGCAATATCAGGAACTATAGCTGGTACTCGAACTGTAACTCTTAATCATGATGCATTTGGTACAGCAGCAACATTCGCTTATCCATCTTCAGTTACAACTAATAGTACTGGTCACATAACTTCTATAACTGCAGGTTCTGCTCCAGGGACAATGTCAAGTTTTACATTAACTGGTGATACTGGTACTTCTCAGACTGTAGGTAACGGACAAACGGTAAGTTTACTGGGTTCTGTAGGAATAGACACAGTGGTTAGTAATACAGATACTGTAACAGTTAACTTAGACTTAAACGAATTAGTTACAACATCAACATGGACTCAAGCTTCTGATTTTTTAACTGTAGTTGATGGAGGTAATAATAGAAAAATATTATCAGGTAATATCCCAATAAATGATTGGGGAACTGCTGATGGTAATATTTCAATGGATGGAAATAAATTTACAGGGCTTGGAGCTGGTACTGCTGGTAGTGATTCAGTTAATTTATCACAAGTTCAAGCTTTAGTTGCAGGTGTTGGTGTATTCCAAGGAGCATATAATGCAACTACTAACTCTCCAGCATTAACTGGAAGTAGTAATGTGGCTCTTACAACAGGTGATTACTTTGTTGTATCAGTAGACGGTACTAATGCAGTATTAGGAACACTTGAAGTTGGTGATTTAATATTTGCTAATAATAATATTGCAGCGAATTCTTCTCCAGCTATTGCTAATTATACAGTAGTAATTCAAGACGCAAACATTGCAGGTGCAGGATCGACAGATGGAGGTACTGAAAAAGGTGTTGCTGGATTTGACTCTGCAAACTTTACTGTATCGGCTAATGGATGGGTTCAATTAGGAACTTCAGGCGTAACTGCTGGTGTTTACGGATCAGCTTCATCAGTTGGAAAATTCACTGTAGATGCTGAAGGGTTAATAACATTAGCATCAAATCAAGCAATAGATATAGCAGCATCACAGGTTCAGAACTTTTGTACTGAGGTTGAATCATGTATCTCAACTGCTACAACTAAAAACGGAATTCTTGGAGCTGGAACTTCCTTTCCAATTACTCATAATTTTGGAACAAGAGCGGTTCAGGTAGAGGTGTACTTAAATAGTGGTAATTACGATACTGTTTATGCAAGGGTAATAAGACAATCTGTAAATGCAATAACAATTACGGTAGCAGCGTCAGTAACGGCAAATACATTAGCATATAGTATAATTAAAGCAGCATAAATAAATTTAAATAATGGCAATAGTATTTAAGGATGATATTGAAGTGCCAGATATACAGGTTGGCGGATTAGCTTTAGGAACTTTAGCATTCTCAAGCGCTACAATTCCTACTAATAACAATCAAATAACCAATGGAGCTGGTTATGTAACTTCAAGCGGAAACACAACTATAGGTATTAATCAAAATAATACTCTTAACACTTCTACTGTATTTGCAACTTTAAACTTTACAAATGGTGTAGCTACATCTGCAACAACAAGAACTCTAACACTTGGAAACCTTGGATTTACAGGAGCAACTAATGCTAATTATATAACTAATAATAATCAGTTAAGTAACGGTGCTGGTTATACTACAAATACAGGAACAGTTACAGCAGTAACGGGTACATCTCCTGTTGTATCATCAGGAGGCACAACTCCAGCAATTTCAATGCCAGCTGCAACTTCATCAGCTAATGGTTACTTAACAAGTGCTGATTGGCAACTTTTTAATAATAAGACTTCTAATGTAGGTACTATTACTAATGTTATTGCGGGATCAGGATTGAGTGGCGGAGGAACATCTGGTGCAGTTACACTAAACGCAACAGGTCCGTCAGGAGATAAAGGATCTTTTTATCCTACATCAACGCAATCAATTGGTTCTGGAGGTTCTGTGTTATCAAGAACAACATTATTATTACCAGGAAATAGTATTGTTGCTGTAAATATGTCATCTAATTCAAATGGAAATGAAATTACAGTTGATAATACACAAACTATAGAAATTAATTTAAATTTTGCAAGTATTGCAAGTACAAATCCTAATAGAATATTAGCCGCAGCTGTTGTTCAGAAACTAAATGATTCAGGAGAAAGGTGGGAAGATATACAAGGAACAGAGGTTTATAATTATGATAGAGGAGTTGGTCAAGCCAGCTCATCATATGGGTATATATATGCGGGAAGTGGTTCAAGCACTGTTTTAGAAGATATAGAACAAGAAAGTTCTAAATTTAGGGTACAATTTTGGATAGAAGGTAGAGCTTCAACAGGAACGGGGATCACAACTGTTATTACTGGATGTCGACTATCAATAAAAGGAGTATAGTAAATTTATTTTTATTATCTTTGTAAAAAACTAAGTAATGGCAAAAATAGAAAATACCACCGTATATCCTACGGTACTTCCTGCATCAAATGACTTACTAATTGCAACTGATGTTAGTAATGATAACGCAACCGTTACATTTTTAGTAAGTAGTTTAACAGGGGCTGGAGGAGTTGCTCAAGATTTACAATCAGTTTTAACTACTGGTAATACCGCAGTAGAAGATATTAACCTTACGGGTAACATAATAGTTACAGGTATGGTTCAGCCTACTACTATAGGAGCTAATAATGGAGTGGGTACGGCAGGGCAGGTTTTAAGTTCTACTGGTGCAGGATTACAGTGGATTGCTGCGGCTGGGGCTACTAATCAAAGCTTAGATCAAACGCTAACAGTAGGGAATACATCTTCACAAAACATAATATTAAACAGTGGTATATTTACAGCAAATGGAGTAGGTAGTGGAGTAGCTATAAACTCTGCTGGAACTTTAACAAATGCAGGAGTTAGTACATTCACAGGTAATGTAAATATTAATTCTACAGACTTAATTTTTAACACTACAGGTCAAATAAGTGCTGGGGGATCAACAGGTACAGTAGGGCAATGGTTAGTATCTACAGGCACAGGATTAGAGTGGTCAAGTTCTATACCATCAGCATCTTGCTGCCCTTTACAGTCTACTTTACTTGGAGGAAATACCGCTAATAATATTGGAATAATATTCACAGGAACAAGTACAACATCATTTACGGCTAACAATAGTATAACTTCATTAGGAACAAATTCTTGGGGAGGACAGAATACATTTAGTGGACCAATAATATTATCATCAACAGTTTCTGACGGTACTACTATTGGAACAGCTGGGCAGGTGTTATCATCAACAGGATCTGGAGTTTCATGGATTACACCAGCATCAAGTACAAACACATTACAACAAGTATTAGATGCGGGTAATACCGCTACAGGAACTAATGCACTTATAAATATAACAGGTTCTCTTACTGCTGGTACTATATTAGATACATCTTTATCTCCTGGAGGATCAGGTCAAATATTAAGCTCAACAGCAACTGGATTATCTTGGGTGAATATAGCTTGCTGTAATTTAGATAATACTCTATCAATGGGTAATACCTCTGCTCAAAGTATACTTTTAACAGGAACTTCAACTTTAACTGTACCAAAAGTTATCCCTGCAAGCATACAAGATACGGGAGGATCTATAGGAGCAAACGGTCAGGTTTTAGGAATTTTAGGAGGTGTTCTTTCATGGGTTTCTCCAGGTTTGGTAGATACTACTTATACTTATGACGTGCCAAATGGAACAACTTCTCTAAGTTTATTAGATAGCAATGCGGGAGTTCAAGATATTAGCTTAACAGCAACAGCACCAGGCCTAACAATTACAAGAAATAGTTCGTCACAATTAACATTCAAAAATACTGGTACAACTTCTTTAATTGCAAATACTTCATTACTTAACACAACTGCAATTGTTGAGGGTTGTACAATTAATAATACAGCTGGATCCGCATCTACAATTACCTTATTAAGATATAATGGTGGTTCAAATATAGGTATGGTTCCTACAGGAGGAAATAATACAACATTCCTAAGGGGTGATGGTACATGGCAACCTGGAGCTGGTGGTGTAACATCATTAAATTTAACAACAGCAATACCCTCAGTAAATTCATCTCCATTAGCACTTAATGCAACAACAGGAGCGGTTGTAATTACTCCTAAAACGTATGCTGGAGGTGGTTCTATAGGTTTTGTTCCACTTGGCGGAACTGCTACTACTTTTTTAAGGGGTGATGGTACATGGCAAGTAATTGGTGCAGGTGCAGGTGTAACTACTTTATCTTTAACTACAACTTCTGGACTAACATCACCTGTATCAGGTAGTATAGGTGGGGCTACATTAACTTTGAATTCAAATGTATTTGGTGGATCTAATCTTGTAGGATATGTTCCAGATTCATCAGCTTCAGATCAAAGCACAACATTCTTAAGAGCAGATGGTAGTTGGGTAACCCCTGTAGGTTCGGGTGTTCAGTCCGTAACTCAGACTTTAGGAAATAATAATACTGCTCCATTGAATGCTTCAATTGCTGGTACTGTATTGAGTCTTCAAAACAATGTATTTAGTGGATCTAATTTTGTAGGATATGTTCCATCTTCAATAGCATCTTCACAAACAACAACTTTCTTAAGGGCAGATGGTACATGGGCAACACCAGCAGGAGGAGCAGGAGGAGCAGGAGGATATATAGAAAGATTTACTTTTTCTGCTGTTAATACAAATTTTAATCAATCCTTTGGATTTCATTCTTTTGGTAATGTTCTGCAAAATGGATTTAATTCACTTAGAGCGGATACTCTTGTCTCAATTGGATCTCCAAATGCTCCAAATAATTGGAATGATATAGAATTAATAGGAGGTACAGTTTTTTCAAATGATTATACAGGTGAAGGTTCATGTGCAGCTGGCGCAGAGGGAAGTAAAGTATGTTCTGCTCATATTACAGGTGTTGCAAATAACGAACTTTCCCTTACTTTTGACTTATATAAACTTGATTTATGTAACGGAGAAGTTGCAACTGGAGTAGGTACAGTTACGGTACCAGTGGGAGGTGGTAAATTTTGTGCAGACTTTACTGCTCTTGGAGGAGGGGCTTTAAATATAAGTTTAACACAAACACAAAGTCTTGTTTTTACTGTAAGGGGGGATAATGCGACTGTAAGTATACAAGGTTATGTTTCTATGCATATTGTACCTTTTGCAACATAAATAAAAATAAATTAAATTAAATGAAATGGACATTAGAAAAATATCAATTGGCGCAGACTATAAGTCAGGCGCAATGCACTATATTGTAGGGCAAGACGTCTTAGGGGGGTCACATAAAATACATCTTATTCAGCATGTAGAGAGTTCATATAAAATATGGATTCAAAAAGGTGATGTTATTTATGTATGGAAAGAATTTTTAACTACACTACCAATATCGTTAGAGTTTAATATAAACTTTTAATGAGGTCTCCATATAACTTTATTGTTACCCCCTTAAATAATAAGAGGTATGACAATACAAAAGAAATAGGTAATACTGAATTTATTACAAGCGTTTCTGAAGAAGACCATATTGCATCTAATAGATTAGCTACAGTTATATCCTTACCTATAAATTATAATGGACCTATAAAAAAAGGAGACACTTTATTAGTTCACCATAATGTATTTAAGTTTTATAATGACGTAAAGGGTAGGCGAAAAAGTGGACGTAGTTTTCTAAAAGACAATTTATTCTTAGTAGACCCTGATCAATTCTTTTTATATAAGCAAGATGATAATTGGAAGGCTTGGGGTAAATATTGTTTTATAAAACCAATGTCTACTAAAGATTCTTATCTATTTAAAAATTGTAAAGAGGAGCCATTGTTTGGTACGGTAAAATATATTAATCAAGAACTATTAGATTTAGGAGTAAGCGTTGGAGATCAAATATCATTTACTCCAGAAAGTGAATATCCATTTACTGTGGATGATGAAAAACTATATAGAATGTTTACTAATAATATAACTATGGTATTATGATATATACTTTAGATAATTTTATAGATAAAGATTTATTTAAAATTGCTACTGATTATTTAAATAAAGGAGATTTTTTAAAACATACTGTAGGAGAAAAAGACTTTTACGTACAGGAATCTCCAGAGTCATTCGATAACTACGTTTTAAGGAAGTTAGGGCTAATGGAAGGTAAGTCATTAGAAAAGATATTAAGCTTCTTTAGAGTGTCTACAGATGAGTTAGACAACACTTGGCGTATACATTCGGATTTAAATATAAAAGGAGAAAAGCCAGATAGAGCAGCGGTTATTTATATGTCTCCAAGAGAAAGGGAGGAGCTTCATGGTACAGCGTTTTGGGAACATGAGGTGTATGGTGATAGTTTACCTTCTCATATAACGGATGAAGAATATGATAGAACTCTAAGAAAAGATTCAGAGGAATTAGATATGTGGAGATTAGTTTCTGTTTCTGGATATAAGCAAAACAGAATAATATCTTATCCTGCTAATTACTTTCATAGTAAGTATCCTAATAAGTCTTGGAAAGAAGGAAGACAGGTATATGTAATATTTTATAAATTTAAAAATTAAATCATGGGAGTGCAAAAAAACATCGGACTATTAAAATCTAAGAACGATCAGGTAACAGAAAATTTAAAAATGTTAATTATTGAAGAGCAAAAAACAAGAGAGCTTGTTGTTGGCTGTTTAGAATTATTAAAATTAATGCCAGGATATGATAAAGCATTAGAGCAATTAACAGAAAGAAATGAAGATGGACATAAGAGAGATTAAGATAAGTATAATAGAGGCTGGAGAAAAAGCAGTTAAGCAACTTGTAAAGGTTGCTAAGGCTGAAATTATAAAGGTTGATGCAGAAGATCCTTTAGCTGCTGATAAATTAAAGAATGCTGCAGCTACTAAGAAGTTAGCTATCTTTGATGCTTTTGAGATACTTAAAAGAATTGAAGAAGAAAAAGCGTTGTTAGATGGAAAGGTAGCTGATAAAAAAACTAATACCCCAAAAGGATTTGCAGAGTCAAGATCAAAATAAATTATATACTAAAGTAAATAAGCTCATTACAAACTCTGTTATAGTTAATAAGAACAGGGGTAGGACTTGGTTATATGGGTATAATGAAAAGTATGATGTGGTTGTTATATCAAAGACAGGTCAGATTGGATCTGTTATAGATATTAATGGGCTAAAGATTGCATTACCAAAACCCCCTAAAGATGTATATAAAAGAGATAATAAAAAAGAAGAACAATACTGGCACTCTACTCCAATACCAAAGGAATTAAATAGGATAAAATCTATATTTCAGTGGCATGATACTCCTGATATATTTAAGGATAAGTGGGTTGACTATATAGAATCAGAGTTTGATAAACGAGAACAGGGTTATTGGTTTATGAATAATGGGGTTCCCACTTATATAACAGGAACTCATTACATGTACCTTCAGTGGACTAAGATTGATGTCGGAAATCCCGACTTCAGAGAAGCTAATAGAATTTTCTATTTATTTTGGGAGGCATGCAAAGCTGATAAAAGAAGTTTTGGTATGTGTTATTTAAAAATAAGACGTTCAGGATTTTCTTTTATGAGTTCTTGCGAGGGAGTTAATCAAGCTACTATTACTAAAGACTCAAGAATAGGTATACTTTCTAAAAGTGGAGCAGATGCTAAAAAAATGTTTACAGATAAAGTAGTACCTATATCTAATAATTATCCATTCTTTTTTAAACCTATACAGGATGGTATGGATAAACCTAAAACTGAATTAGCATATAGAGTTCCTGCGTCTAAGATTACTAAAAAGAATATGTTTCATTTAACAGATGATGAGTTAGAGGGATTAGATACAACTATTGACTGGAAAAATACTGGAGACAATAGTTATGATGGTGAAAAATTACAATTACTCTTACATGATGAGAGTGGTAAATGGGAACGTCCAGATAACATACTTAATAACTGGCGTGTAACTAAAACATGTTTACGATTAGGGAGTAAAGTTATTGGTAAATGTATGATGGGATCAACATCAAATGCTTTAGATAAAGGTGGGAGAAATTTTAAATCTCTTTTTGATGATTCTCTTCCTTCTAAAAGAAATGCAAATGGTCAAACAAAAAGTGGATTGTATTGCTTATTTGTTCCTATGGAATGGAACTTTGAGGGATATATAGATGTGTATGGAATGCCTGTATTTAAAACTCCAAAAGTTCCCATAATGGGAATTGATGGGGAATTAATTACTATAGGAGCTATTAACTATTGGGAAAATGAAGTTGCATCTTTATCTCAAGATCCAGATGCGTTAAATGAATTTTATAGACAATTCCCTCGTACTGAGTCACATGCGTTTAGAGATGAAAGTAAGCAATCTATCTTTAACTTAACAAAAATATATCAACAGGTAGATTACAATGATTCTTTAATAATAGATCATCACATTACAAGAGGATCTTTTTCTTGGGAAAACGGAATAAAAGATACTAAAGTAATATGGTCTCCAAATAAGCATGGTAGATTTTTAGTGAGTTGGACTCCGCCTCCTGGTATGGATAATAAAGTTATAATGCAAAGAGGTAATAAAAAACCAGGGAACGAACATATTGGTTCATTTGGATGTGACTCTTATGATATTTCTGGAGTAGTTGTAGGTAAGGGGTCTAATGGAGCATTACATGGATTGACTAAATTTACTATGGATCAAGCGCCAAGTAATCACTTTTTTTTAGAATATATTGCCAGACCACAAACTGCGGAGATATTTTTTGAAGAAGTTTTAATGGCATGTGTTTATTATGGAATGCCAATACTTTGTGAAAATAATAAGCCCAGATTATTATATCACTTTAAGAATAGAGGTTATAGGGGGTATTCATTAAACCGACCAGATAAAGTATATACAAAATTATCTAAAACAGAAAAAGAATTAGGAGGTATTCCTAATACATCTGAAGACGTTAAACAATCACATGCTTCTGCGATTGAATCATATATTGAGAAGCATATAGGTATTGATTTTAATGGAGATTACAGAGAGGCTGGTGATATGGGAGTAATGTATTTTGGAAAAACTTTAGAGGATTGGGCAAAGTTTGATATAAGTAATAGAACTAAATTTGATGCCGCTATTAGTTCTGGATTAGCTATCATGGCTAATCAGAAGCATTTATATACACCATCTAAACAAAAATCAAAAATAAGTATTAACTTTGCAAGATATAATAATTCAAGCAATACAAGCAATATAATTACATGAAAGATGTTACAATAAAAATACAGTCTACTGCTTTCCCTGATCAATTTGCTTCTGACAAAGAAAAAGCTAAAATTGAATTTGGTTTAAAAGTAGGTCAAGCAATACAATATGAGTGGTTTAGAAAGGATGGTAATGGATGTAGGTTTTATGATCAGTGGGGAGAATTTCATAGATTAAGATTATATGCACGTGGAGAACAATCAGTAGCTAAGTATAAAAATGAATTAGCTGTAGATGGTGATTTATCTTATTTAAATTTAGATTGGACACCAGTACCTATAATACCTAAATTTGTAGATATAGTGGTTAATGGTATGTCTGATAGATTATTTAAAGTTAATTGTACTGCTATGGACGCTATGTCAGCTGAGAAGAGAAGTGAGTTTCAGGATATGGTACAAACTAATGTTGTAGCTCAAGACTTATTTAAACAAATAGAAAAAGACTTTCAGATGGAGGTGTTTCAGGTTGATCCTAAGACACTACCAACAAGTGATGCTGAAATGGAATTATATATGCAGCTCAATTATAAGCCAGGGATTGAAATAGCAAATGAAATAGCAATAGATACAATGTTTCGGGAAAATCATTATTCTGATACAAGAAAAAGAATTGACCTTGATATTACTACTTTAGGTATAGGTATAGCTAAACATAGTTTTCAGAAAGGGGATGGTATTAAGGTTGAGTATGTTGATCCTGCTAATGTTGTTTATAGTTACACAGAAGACCCTTATTTTAAAGATACATTCTATTGGGGAGAAATAAAAACTGTTCCTATTGGAGAGGTAGTTAAAATTGATCCAACTGTTACTCTTGAACAGATGGAAGAAATATCTAAGTACAGCCAGTCTTGGTATGATTATTATAATAGTCAGGCAATGTATAATAACAGCATGTTTTCAAGAGATACTTGTACTCTTTTATATTTTAATTATAAAAGCACAAACAGTTTTGTTTACAAGAAAAAACAAATGGCTGAAGGTACATTTAAAACTGTAGAAAAAGATGATGAGTTTAATCCTCCTCAAGAAATGATGGATGAAGGGAATTTTGAAAGAGTAGAAAAAAGAATTGATGTTTGGTATGAAGGTGTTATGGTGATGGGAACAAACATTATGTTAGAATGGAAGATGATGGAGAATATGGTTAGACCAAATTCTGCAAACCAATATGCAATGCCTAACTATGTAGCTTGTGCTCCAAGAATGTATAAAGGAAATTTAGAATCTTTAGTTAGAAGAATGATTCCTTTTGCTGATTTAATTCAAATAAGTCATTTGAAGATACAGCAAGTTGTAGCTAAAGTAGTTCCCGATGGAGTGTTTATAGATGCTGATGGATTAAATGAAATTGATTTAGGAACTGGTCAGGCATATAATCCTGAAGATGCTTTGCGATTATATTTTCAAACAGGTTCTGTTATTGGTAGAAGTTATACTCAAGATGGAGAATATAATAATGCTAAAGTACCAATTACTCAACTTACTTCTAATAGTGGTCAGAGTAAAATGCAAATGCTCATAGGGAATTATAATCATTATTTAGGAATGTTAAGGCAGGTAACTGGGCTTAATGAAGCAAGAGATGCTTCTACTCCTGATCCAAATTCTTTAGTTGGAGTTCAGAAGTTAGCGGCTTTAAATTCTAATGTAGCAACACGACACATTTTACAATCAAGTCTTTATATAACTAAAACCTTAGCAGAATGCTTATCTATAAGAACAGCTGATGTTTTAGAGTATGCTGATTTTAGAGAGGAGTTTGCAATGCAAATAGGTAAATATAATTTAGGAATATTAGAAGATATTAAAAATCTTTATTTACATGACTTTGGTATATTTATAGAAATGAGTCCAGATGAAGAAGAAAAAGCTCAATTAGAAACTAATATTCAAATGGCCCTACAGCAAGGTGGGATTGACTTGGAGGATGCTATTGATATTAGAACTATCAATAATTTAAAAATGGCTAACCAGTTGTTAAAGGTTAAGCGTAAGCAAAGTGCTGCTGAGAAGAGAGAACAAGAACAACAAGCTCAAGCTATGCAAAATCAGCAACAACAACAACTTCAACAACAGGCTGCTCAAGCTGCAATGCAGCAAAGTCAACAGGAAATGCAGACTAAGATTCAAATTAAACAGGCTGAGATAGCTTTTGAAATAGAAAAACAAAAGAATGAGGCGGATCTTAAGCGTCAATTAATGCAGGTTGAGTTTAATATGAATATGCAGTTAAGAGGAATGGATGAGCAGAAGATTGACGCAAGAGAAACTCAGAGAGAGGATGCAAAAGCAAAGCGTATAAGTCAGGCTGGAACTCAACAATCTAAAATGATTACTCAGAGAAAAACAGGAGGAACACCTATAAATTTTGAATCTAATGAAGATAGTTTAGATGGTTTTGATTTAGCTGAATTCAACCCAAGATAGACCTTAATGAAACAATAAAAATAGTATTAACTTTGCACAAATTAAATTAAATAAAATGGAAACAGAAGAAAAATTTATCGTCAAGGACGTTAGTGGGGTTGAAAAATCCAAAGTAGAGGTTGAAGAGCAGTTACTTAAAGAGCATGAAGAAAAATTTGATCCAGTAAGTAATGAGGATTCAATAGACAAGGTAGATATACCTGTAGAAGAAACTCCCGTATCAGAGTTAAATGATGCAGACGTTCTTTCTTATATTAAGAATAGGTATGATAAAGATATTGAATCAGTAGATCAGTTGTTTGAAACGAAAGAATCAAATGAAGAATTACCTGAAGATGTATCTGCTTATTTTAAATATAAAAAAGAGACTGGTCGTAGTATTCAAGATTTTGTTAAATTACAACAGAATTATGATGAAATGGACAGCAACAAATTGTTGTCTCAATATTATTCTCAAACTGAAGAAGGTTTAGATAGTGAGGATATAAAAGACTTAATGGAGGATAAGTTTGGTTATGATGAAGATTTAGATGAGCCAAGTGATATTAAGAAAATTGAGAGGGCAAAGAAAAGAGAACTTGTAAAAGCTAAAAAGTTTTTAAACGAACAGAAAGATAAATATAACATTCCTCTTGAGTCAAGCGGGAATGGATTATCTGGAGATCAATTAGAAGATTTTAATAGCTATAAAAGTTATGTAGAGGAATCTAACACTGCAAAAGAAGCACAGAAGAAAAGGTATGATTACTTTTTAAATAAGACTGATGAGGTCTTTAACGATGAGTTCAAAGGTTTTGAGTTCAATATCGGAGATAAGAGTATAACCTTTAAACCTGGTGATAAAGATGAGTTGAAAAGTAAACAATCTAATGTGAATAATTTCGTGGATAAGTTCATGGATAAAGAATCAGGATTGATGAATGACGCTCAGGGATATCATAGAGCTATGTCAGTAGCTATGAATCTTGACAAATTTGCTGAATTCTTTTTTAATCAAGGGATGACGGATACTATTGATAATGTTTCTAAAAAATCAAAAAACATTAATATGGATGTACGTCCCACCCCTCAGAATTTCAGTAAAGATGGATTGAAGATTAGAGCTGTAGGCGATTCGAGCAGTGGTAAAGGACTCAAAATTAGAAGTGCAAAAAAATTATAAATTAAAAAACAAAAAAAATGCCAGTAATCACCCCCCCAGGCTTTGACTTGCAACCAAGTGGTCAGCAAGTAGCCTTAGCATCAAATTACATTACTAACTTTGATTTTCTTAATCAGTATCTTCCAGATACATATGAAAAAGAATTTGAAAGATTTGGTAATAGAACAGTAGCATCATTCTTAAGAATGGTAGGTGCTGAAATGCCTTCAAACTCAGACCTTATCAAATGGGCTGAACAAGGAAGGTTACACACTAAATACACAGCATGTACAGCTCCAGGAGCTGTAGCAGCAGCTAATGATGTATTTACTATTCCAGGAGCACAAGTAAACCCAGGAGTTCCAGCATCAAGTGCTCCAGCAAATGGATTTACAGCTATTAGAGTAGGTCAAACAGTTATGATCTCTGATGAGACTGCAGGATCTGTATTAAGTAATAAAGGTATTGTAACAGCAGTAACATCAGTAGCACCATTTACAGTTTCAGTAGCATTCTATGAGGCAGCAGGTAAAGCTATGTTGCCAGCAGCTACAACAACTATATTTATTTATGGTTCTGAATTCCAAAAAGGAACTGAAGGTATGGCTGGATCTATCGAAGCTCAAGACTTTATCTTTGAAAATTCTCCAATTATCATTAAGGATACTTACGAAGTAAGTGGTTCTGACATGGCACAAATTGGATGGGTTGAGGTAACTACTGAGAATGGTGGTTCAGGATACTTATGGTACTTAAAATCTGAGCATGAAACAAGACTTCGTTTTGAAGACTATCTTGAGACTGCAATGGTTGAAGCAGTTCCAGCAGCAGCAGGTTCTGGTGCAGCAGCAATTTTACCAGGAGCTGTAGGAGGAATGGGTAATAAAGGTTCTGAAGGAGTATTCTTTGTAGTAAACAACAGAGGAAATGTTTGGAATGGAGGTAACCCAGTTGCTCTTGCAGGATTTGATAATGTAATCCAAAGATTAGATAAGCAAGGTGCTATTGAAGAAAATGTTATTTTCTGTAATAGACAATTCTCATTCGATATTGATGATATGTTAGCTGCACAAAACTCTTACGGAGCAGGTGGAACTTCATATGGTTTATTTGACAATGACGAAGAAATGGCTTTAAACTTAGGTTTCACAGGATTCCGTAGAGGTTATGATTTCTACAAGTC